GAGGACATCACCTGACGCGTCAGGTTTGTAGGCGCAGCCAAAGCTGACGAGTCAGGCCCTGTATTGCTTGCGGCGGATGTTGTGTGCATAATCGACCTCGCTAACGCTGTAGAAAGAGCCGACCTCGACCGTCGGCTTTTTTTGTGCCTGGGATTTAATGAATCTTCGAAGCGATGAGTGATGCTTGATCGGCCATTGCGACTGCGTGGGCGGCAAGCGAGCGGCAGAAGGATTCGAATGACTCGGCGTAGACGTGGTCCTTGTGATCGAACACGCCATCGGCGAATACCTTGCCGCCCAGCCCGGCGACCAGACCGAAGTTTGTGGCGATGCCAGCGAACACCTGAAGAGCGTCATCCACTCCTGATCCGATTTGCTTGACCGCCAACAGGCCGTAACGGCTTGCCAGTTCAGTCAATGCGCGGTCGCGCCATGGCTGGTCCAGAGCGGCAACCCACGACTCCTCAATCCACGATGGAATTTCGATGCGCTCGCCGCTGTCATCCAGCCAACGTTCAACCCGCTTACTCCAAGTTTTGTAAGCGCGGCCGTATGCCTGCATGTCTGCGGTTTTGGTCATCGCCTGAATATCAGGAAACCCTTTCTCTTTGCAGCGGCCCGGCGCTCTGTCGAACAGCTGGTGATTGAGCTGCTCAGCAAAACCGTCTTGGCTCATGCTGGTGCGCGCGATCATGTCGCGGGCAATGGCAACCAGCACCGCATCACGTGTTTCGTGTCGCAAGTTCGACGTTTCCATGAAGCTCTCTCGCTCGTATTCTGGATTCATGCCAAATCGCTACTACTGATCAAGGAAAGATCCATGAACGACCAGACGTTTAAGCTGCCGACGCGGTTGCCGGCGAACCCCGCAGGTAAGCCCAATCAATATCTGGGCGCATCTCTTCACAGGAAACCGCCCGCAGCGACTCACGCTCAATGCCAATTGCCAGAGCAGCACCTGGGCGGCGATATCCGTATGCGACCTGCCTCAGCTGGCCCACCGTGGTGCCGCAGCGAGTCGCAAAAATTTCCAGGGCTTGTTTGTCTAGCGGCTTGATGTAGTCGTGTAGGTTCATGGGCTCACCTCCTAATTCCGTGCAGATTAGCAACTGCTAATCCGGCAGGCAATAGCAGACCGTAATTTACTGTTTGCTAACTGAAAGCGATGATTGGCAAATGGACATAAATGAATTACGCGTGAGGGCTCTCAAGGCTGTTATGGCCGGGGCCTCCCAGAAAGATTTCGCCAATCTGCACGGTCTCGATGCCTCGTATCTGTCCCAAATTCTTAACGGGCACAGAAACCTTGGTGAGAAGGCTGCGGCCAACCTTGAGGAGAAGATTGGTCTGGAAAGCGGATCGCTAGTATCCCCTCCTGATGGTGACGCGGAACCCGAGGCGCCGGCGGCGAACAAGGCGACTGCGGCAGACTTGGTTCGTCAAATGTTGGCCAAACAGGGCAAAAGCCTTTCTGAAGAGGCGCGCAGCCGTTTGCTGGCCGCAGCTGAGGATGTTGAGCCCGGACCAATTGCGGAAAGTAATGTGCTTACTGGCGACTTCTCGCGACCTGGCTTGGTGGGGGATGAAGTCTGGATCGCGCACTACGACATTCGCGGGGCGATGGGTAGTGGGCAGAACGCCCATGACTTCCCGGAAATGCTCAAGGACATCCGTGTGAGCCCGAAGCATCTGCGCGAGATGGGTGTGGAGTTCGATGAGCACTATCACTTGAAGATGGTGACGGGCTGGGGTTCCTCAATGGAACCGACGATCAAGCACCGAGATCCACTGATAGTAAATATCCATGTCCGTGAGTTTGTCGGGGACGGGATTTACTTATTCGTTTGGGATGACCTGCTTTATATAAAGCGACTGCAGGTTGCTGACGAGGATCACTACGAGATGATCTCGGATAACTTGAAGCACAAGGACCGACTGATTCGTCGCGACCTCACATACATTCAAGCGCGGGTTCTGCTGGTGTGGAATGCAAATTTGGTTTAATCGCTCGATCTATAATTTAAGTAATACCTTACGCATTACCAAGAGAACTCTCGTAAAAACCGACTGAGCAAAGGCGTTTTGGCCAATAATAATAGGGAAATTACAATGCTGAAATTAATATCATCCGCAGTTAAATCTAGCTCTACGACTGGCAGGGGATACAAGACCGCAACATCGATATCAGCAGTTTGTCCATTTTGCATAGAAAAGGTTATTTTTTCGCTTGGCTCCTTTCAGGAGGATACTAATCGGAATTGGGTTTCAGCGAGCGCTATCTGCCCTGGATGCGGCAGAGCGGTTCACTTCTTGACCGCTGTCTCATTGACCGACTCTCAAGGGAACCCTCCAGAAGAAACTCTCCAATATTTTATGTTCCCCGGTACTACGTCTGGGTACGCTTATCCATCCCTCCCCGATACTGTTCCAGCACCGCTTCAAAGATCCCTGATATCCACTATTGACTCGCTGAACGCTAGAAACTTCCCTGCCACAGCGGTGGGAGCGAGAAGGACATTAGAGGGCATTTTCAAATATCTTGTGGAAAGCGGCAGTCGCACAAAAAATCTCTATCAATTGATTGATCAAGTAAAAAACAACCACGACCTAGCTGCGCCACTGGAGACGCTTTCCCATGCGATTAGGACAGGTGGCAATCTAGGCGCTCACTTCGATGACGAGAATGAGCCTACCGAAGAAATGGCCGGTAAAATGGTTGAGCTGCTCGATTATTTAATCTCCTATTTGTACGTCCTGCCTTCAAAAATCACTGGTCTAGAAAAATCGCTCGGCAAGGAGTGATATTTTGAGATGATCAGTTCAGCCCGCCTATCAGCGGGCTTTTTTATGCCCGTCAGAATGGCGCCACCTCCTCTTCTGGCTCGTAATCATTCGCCTCCACTGGACGCTCATCGTCAGCAATCGGCTCCCACTTCACCGTCACCGCGCCGTCGTCCTCGAACGTGATGTCCAGTTCGTCAGTGCTGGCCAGCACGCTCATGACCTCCTCCCACTCCCTGTCCCCGTCTGTATCTAGCCGGTGGATCGTCACCGACCGCCTTTCCTGCGCGATCGGGTGATTTATCATTGATGAAACTCTCAGGCTTAACCTCTCGACACCGCTCATTTCCTTCCTAACCGCGGGTTTAGCCTGTTTCGTCGCCATGCAGGAACTCCTCCTTAGCAATACTGTATGTCCATACAGCTAAGCGCCGATCATAGCCCACCAGATTCCGAAACGTAACCGCCGATTCGCCCATTCGGGCGAGCGTCAATTCCACTTATAAAAATAAATTAGCATTTGCTATTGACGCATGAATTAGCGGTTGCTAATTTAGCGCCATCGAGACACCACGGTGACTCGAAAGGTGAAGAAGCCTCGGGCAACCGGAACGCTCTTTAACAGCAAGCGCAACAACACAACAGACCGCATTGCCTCTACCGGCGACCGGCGATCAGACAGGCGAACGAGGAAAGCCTGCCAACGACAGGGAGAACCCTGGACGGCTGATCGAGGGCGAAATGCTCGAACCGCGTGAAAGACCCGGCAAGCAATGCAAACCGCGAATCCCAGCGGCAGAAGGGAGAGACACCGAATTGAATTAGCGCTCTGAGCCTCGGCTTTGAGGAGCGCCGGACCTCGTGCGATGTGCCTAAAACTCACCAGGCAAAGGGCTGCATGTCGCACGTTGTATTAACCCTACGACCACGCCAGCAACGCTGATCGAGCTGATGTGAACAGGGAAGCCCGCCGCCAACCAATGATGCCGAGACCTGCAATCAGTGAGCGGGGATTAGGAACCAGGTGCAACCACACCGCTGAAGAAGTACCCCGGCCTGTCGCCAGTAGCGAGGCCGGGATTTCACCGATTGGCCTTGGATGCTCAGGACCAGACGGGAAATCAACCGGAGCACGAACATGCGTCCATACGAATGCGGCAGCACTCTAGAAGACACGAAGTGGGAATCATGGCTGGGACGTTGTGAGCAAATCGTCGGCCTATCGCTCCAGCACATCGATGACCACAGCAACCTTTTTGACTACTACAGCGACGGGTTAACGCCGGTTGAGGCGGTGGCTGAAGCTGCGGCCCAAGAACAGATGGAAGCGTGACAGCAAGATTTCACTGGCTGGCCTTGGCGACAGGGCCAGACGGGAAATCAACCAAAGGGGAAAAGATATGTTCGCAAAATTGTTTGGCAAGAAGTCTGGCGAAGCGCGTCAGGCGATAGCCGTGATGACCAACCGCGACCTGATGCAGGCCTGCGTTTATGGCTGCTTCTACGTTGCAGCGGCAGATGGCGACCTTGAACAGTCGGAGCTCGACAAGATCGAGAAGCTCATCAGCAACGCGCCGGCGCTCCAGGGCTTTGGTTCGGAGCTGAGCAACACCATCGACCGCGCCAAGAATGACTTCCTGAACGGCGGCCCGCGCATCCTGCGCCAGAACGCCGAGAAGGAATTGAAAGACCTGGCTCACAGCACTGAAGACGCAGCGACGGTCCTGAACTTCATGCTCACCGTTGCCGAAGCTGACGGGGAAATTGAAGCGGAAGAAACGTCGGTGTTGGAAAAAGCAGCGAAGATTCTGAATCTCAACCTGAAAGACTATCTGTAAATGCCCCTGTTCAGAGAGATGCTGAATCGCCTTCGGGCATTCCTCATTGTCGCTCTGCTCATCGGTGTGGTGCTAATCGACTCAGTCTCTCGAATCATCAGCATGTGCGCAGACGGTTTCATTGCGGTCCTGATCCTGCCGCTGATATGGCCGGTGATTAAAAAACGGTAGCCAACACTTCTGCCCATTCAATGAGTGGGCAGCGGGATGGTTAAAGCCTCCGGAAATGGGCGAACTACACGTATGAACCCCATATAAAAGTAATGGTGACGTGGAAGTCCGGTGCAAGCCCGGGCCCGAGCACCTGGTACTCCCCAGCACCAGGCCGCATCGGGGTGTGATCTGTAGCGAAGCATCTAAGCGTGGCGACGTGGTTGCGAACCAGCGGGTCGCTCCTGCTGCGGATGAGACGGACCCGCCAGATCACACCCCGATGCGGACGAACACCTGGCACCAGAACGTGCCGGCCACCTGCAGGACGTCAGTTAAAGCTCGCCACGGTAAACCCTAAACAACTTTACGCTGACCACCATCCACCTTAAGCCCGAGGATTTGCAGCCATGTAAACGAAATCAACCGTCCCGCAGCCTCACGCTGCCGGTCGGCGCGGGGTGACGTATGGAGGCATACCCACCCAATGAAAGCCCGGTTCCGACCGGGCTTTTTAATGTCCGCGATTATCCGCCAACCCTCTCCCACCAGAGCGTTGACGAATAGACGCAACACCACAAGAGGACACGCCATGCACCAGGCATTTCAGGATCGTATCGTTGAGCTAGGGGTTTTGCTCCAGCGCTCAAGCGCCGCACGCGGCGAGTTCAGCAAGCGCACCGACCGGGCAATACCTGGTAGCAAGGTGCGCTTCCAAGTGCTGAGTAAGGCGCGCGGCTCGTACAGCGTCGTCGAGTTGTCCAGCGGGCATCTGCGCGGCACCTTCGACAACTGGAAGGAAGCCGTCAACTTCGCCCAGCACCTCGACGCCCAGCCTACTCTGAGGCTCATCCAATGATCGGTGAGAACGTGCCAGACCAGCACAAGCAGTTGGCCGCGCAGATCGCGAGCCAGGTCGATGCCTTCTTTTCCGCCGGCGGCTTTACGCAGGAAATCGCCCAGGGCGTCAGCGCCGAAGCACCGATGTTCGGCACCACGACCCACCACGAAAAGCTCAGGGCTCGCCGCACGGCAATGGCACCGAAGGTGAAGTCATTGGCTGGAAAGGGAATAAGCGCCCGCGACATCGGCAAAGAGATTGGCCGAGACACCCGCACCGTGAAGCTGATCGCCAGCGAGAACGGCATCGACATCACGGGCGGCTAATGCGACGGATCAATACTCGCGTCCACCAGCGACGGCGACAGACCTGGCTCGAATTGCCAGGGCACCAGAACAACGAGGCACCCCATGAAAAAAACAGCAGCCGCGAAGCACTCGGCAGACTACCGGGCGCGGCAGGCCGAGGCGAAAGAAAAGCTGGGCATCGAGAAGATGTCGGTGAATGTACCGGTCGGCACCCGATCGGGAATGAAAACGGCGATGAAGGATCACCGGTACAGCAATGTGCAAGAGCTTTGGCAGGATCTGGCGTTGTCGTTCCTGGCGATGCCACTTGAAGAACAAGCCCGCCGACTTAGAAAGCCTGACACGTCAGCTTTTGTAGTTACACCAAGCATGGCGCGTCAGTTGGACGAAGCAGCAAAACGAGAGGCGGCACGCGATGAAGAGGACTGACCAGATCACCCCGGTGCAGGCTGAGACGCTGGCCTTCATTGCTGGCTACATCGACAAGCACGGCTACTCACCAACCGTCGCAGAGATGGCGGGCGCCGCGGATGTCTGCCAGAACGCAATTGCCGAACGGCTCGCCAGCATGGTACGCAAGGGCGCGATCACCGAGACGCCAGGTATCGCGAGAAGCATCAGGCCGGTTCAGGTTTCCAAACCGCTTCTGGTGGAAGCACGCCAATAACTGCCTGGCATGACTCTTCCGCGCAAACGATCATGGCGATCGCGTAGTCAGCGCGCTGCACGTGTGCATTGTTCACCGCCACAAACTCTAAGCTGCCGCACTTTGCGCATGCCGGCTTGAACTCATCGTCACGTTTAAATCCCATGTCCCACTCCTTGAACGGGCCCCATGCCGGTCACCACGTATAGCAGATGAAAAAATTTTGATCTAGTCGATTGGATTGGTCGGCCGGGGTGTACGGTAAAGGCGCTTAACGGTAGGCTCAGATACGACCCATTTGCCGTTTTTGAACCTCAAAAGTTTCGTGTCTAGCTTCTTGCTACTCGTTTCAGTTTTAATTGCCTCCTTGACATTGTCTAGCTCTTTCTGGATCAACGCCATTTTTTCACTCGACTGGCTATTCTCCTCTTGAACGGATGTAAGTTGTGACAATAACCGTTGTATCTCCGCCAACGCTTGATCTCTATCCCTATAAGATTTTTCGATTTTTTCATCGAGCGTATCAAATTCAACGCTAAGCCCTTTAATGAATCCTCCAAGCTCGTCAGCACCGCCTGAGAGTCTATTAAAGATAGTTAAAACCTCCTCAATCTGTTTGTTATCTGAGAAATTTGGATACCTTACTTTATGATCGATCTCGCTCCATGCCTCTTCGAAGATAGTCCTTACTTGCAACTCCAAGAATATATTTACCATACCTGGCCGCATCTTAATTATGTAGTGAACGGACCTGTATCCTGCATTGTGGACCTTAGAGTTTATTCCACATTGCTTCAGGTCATCTATTAGGTCCGATCGATCGCCAGCACGAACGTACGAAATAGGCTTTTCACCCATTTGCCACATATTGATTATCTGAGGATGGATTTCAAGCACATCAGTTTTGAACAAATGCAACGCACGCACACCGATTAGATCAGTAACGACAGATAGATAATTAGATGCATCAATAGTTTGGTATTTCTTCGAGACCTTGTCCTGTCCACGCTTTCTAATAATCTTTTCCAAAAGATGCTCCGCGCTTTTGACACGCCATCTTACCGAATGAACGCCTTTGAAACCTTGTATGACTTTTACTGCGTATTGAGCTGCATCCTCGAGCAGACTTCTTCTGCTTTCATAGTCGAGCTTTATAGATAACAACTCTTGCCAGCTAATCGATGCTTTTTCCCAGACTTCTTGGCTTATGCGGTTGCTCTCGAGAAACTTGGTTTGGTCCATGCATTACGCTCCTTAGCAGATCAACAGTCTACTAAACACCAATTTTTTACAAATTGCCACAATGCCGTGTTTTCACGTGGAGGCTGGCACGTCTAAGGAGCAACCATGACAATTTTCTCACTAATTATCCGCCCAATCAGCGCATAGGCGCCAACATTGTTGGTGATGGGGGAGAAGATCAGCTTGCGATGCACCCGCTCCACAAGCCCGTTAACATCAACACCCTAGCGCCGCGCGTCCTCCAGCACCAGCCGCAACATGATTTGCAAACCCTCACTCGATCTTCGCTCATAACGATCTCTCCATGTGGTGGCGCACACTACTAAGGAAAGGATATCGGAGGAAATGGAACCACTACAGGTGGAGTTTCAGTTGAGTCAGTCCTCCAATGACGTGTCAGGGTGACGTCGCAATTTTTAAAATAGGGAACTAGGGCCGGTATGCTGATAATACGTTCATAACAGTCCACACGAGATTTCCAATCAAGCCTGCACACAGCAATTTCGTATGCGTAAAACGGTTTCTCATCCTCCTGGAGCTTCTTAAAATGAAACTCCACCGTCGCAAACCAGCGTCTTCCGGAATCTAGAAGTCCAGTCCTACGCTGGTTCGATAACCGTTTTGCAAGAAAATACGCGTCGCCGCTATCGTGAAAATATAGAGAAGATTGGTTCCAGTGCAGATGCTCAGGCTCCCAATCAGGCATTGAGAAATAAGCCAAAGCTCTTCCAGCTGGAGCCTCCCCAGTCCACTTCCCTCGACATTCTACCCACTCAGCCGAGTCGCTGGAGATGTCAGGGCCTATTTGCAGTTCCTGAGAAAAAAGAATTTTCAAATCTCTCTCATTCATACCCACCTCCAGTTAGAAGAACAATTAAGGCTTGATTGCACTATTGGTTTGTCCCTCAGGGGAGCCCAGGCCAGATGTCACCACGCCACGTCAGCCGAAATTCAGGTTTTTTTACTGGGCGGCGCATTGCCTCGGTTACTGCCGGAAACCCCGCCAGTCGTGCTAGGCCAGTTTCCTCCCGGGCCTGGATGACTTGATGGTGCACGAGACGACCCACCCGACGCTTTACCTGATCCGCTTGAGCTTTTACCGCTTCCGCTTTTAGCCATGACAGCACTCTCCAATTGACACGCGTCATTTGAGAATAGGCGACTGTGCAACTCGCTCAGCGCCGTCTGTCTTTCAATCCCTTCGTACCCTGAATCACGCCACCGGCAAGGATCCCGCATGACCTACGACAAGCCGCGCATCGTCTGCCAGTTCAGCTGCGGCGCTGCCTCTGCGGTGGCCACGAAGCTTGCACTGGCAGATTACGGTCGCACTCACGACGTCCAAATCGTCAATGCATTCTTGGCAAACGAACATCCGGATAACCGCCGCTTCCTCGCTGATTGTGAAACTTGGCTCGGACAGCCAGTGACCGTACTCCGAGACTCGAAGTACGACGCCGACATCATTAAGGTGTTTCGCCGTGAGCGGTTTATGAAAAACCAATTCGGGGCGCCCTGTACCAAGCTGCTCAAGCGGCGTCAGCTCGATACCTGGAAGCAAGCAGGCGACGTGATGGTGTTCGGCTATACCGCAGAGGAGGTGGACCGCCTGGATGATTTCCGTGACAGGAACCCAGGACGCCCAGTCATAGCCCCACTGATTGATCGGGGACTTGGCAAGGAGGACTGCAAAGCAATGCTCCTCCGCGCTGGAATTGAGCTGCCGCTGATGTATCGCCTGGGCTACGACAATGCCAACTGCATCGGGTGTGTGAAGGGTGGCGAAGGCTACTACCGGGCTATCCGCGAAGACTTTCCGCCACAGTTCGAAGAGCTTTGCAAGGTACAGGACGAGCTTGGCCCAGGCTCGTATCTGCACCGCAACCGAAAAACGGAAGAGAGGTTTTCCCTTCGGGACCTCGGCGACGGCCCGGTTCGGCGGAATGAAAAGCTGCCAGCGTGCTCATTCTTCTGCGAAATCGCCGAAGCGGACATTATTGCCAGCGCCTGACTTAGAGCCGTCCATTCTCAAATGTAGCCTCTAGAGGCTACTTTTCCAATAGTAGCCTTTTGAGGCTACATTGAGGTCAAAATGCTATCGACCAGCGTCCCCCGCGTTTATCTGGCTGGGCCTATGACCGGCTTGCCCGAACTCAATTATCCCGCCTTTGCCGCTGAAGCTGCGCGTCTGCGGGGTCTTGGCTTCGATGTCATCAGCCCCGCTGAAATCAACCCAGAGGGCGGCACCTGGCATGAATGTATGCGCCGAGATATTGCGAAACTGGTCGGCTGCGACATGGTCGCCACCCTGCCCGACTGGCACAAATCGATAGGCGCACAGCTTGAGGTGTATCTGGCCGACCGCCTGGAAATCCCGAGCGTCGAGGCCGCCAGCCTCACCGAACACCAGGTACCGCCATGCTCAAGCCACTGAAGGTCAACCACGTTCGACTGCCTCACCGCCAACGAAAGCTTTTCTTCCATGAGCTGCCCACCACCCTGACGCCCGAACAGGCGATGGTGCTGGGCCGCGCTATTCAACAAGCTGGCATCGAGTCGCTTCAGGGCGCCAAGGGCGAGCACGTCTACTCACTGGAGTCAGCATGATCATCCCCGAAGAATTGAAAGCGCGAACAGAGGCGGCAATCCTGCGTATCACCAGTGGGCAAGCGGCAATGCGCGTTCCGGTCGACCCTACTGATCCTGATGTGGTGCTTGCTGAATGGCTGCGAGTCTCTAGCACTGTGTCGCTCGCTGCTGGGGAGGTTGAATTCGACCGCATTGCGCAAGATCAGGTGTTGGCTATTTGCCGCGGGGCAGTGCTGCGATGCGCCGAACAGCACGCCTACATGCAATCAGCCAAATCAGATCCGAAGAATTGGTTTCCGCACAAATGGGTGATTGACGCCATACGCGACCTGATAGGCATTAACCGTTCTACTTGCGCCAACCTCCGCGCCGAGCGTGATGACCTGCACCAGCGCCTGAACATCGCTGATCAGCGGGTTGATGATCTGCAAGCCGACCTGACCAAGGCGCTCGGATGGCTAAAACACGCTAAGCCGTTCTTGCACTCTGGCGGCTTCCACTCGGCCGCTGACGACATTGGAAACTTCCTCGCCCACCAATCCTCGCCAGCCGCGCTTGAGCCAGTGCACGGTGACGTTCTCCCGCCCATTGGCAGCAGGGTGCTAATTGAGCTGGGTAGCAGTGGGTGGCACGAACAAACAGTTACCGGCTATTACGCCTGGCCCAGCCACGGCTCGGACAAGAATCTGCATCGCGTCTTTGTTCGTGTTGTGGATGGTCACGCCACGCAGAACGCAAGGCTGCTCGCAGACGTTCGGCTTGTCGCGCCAGCCGCGAAAGTGGATTGCGGTAACTGCGCTTTCGTTTCAGATGTGTGCATCACTGAATGCGAGTCGAAGAAGATCCGTGATGCGAGGGCGAAGCCATGACAATGATGAATTTCTTCGCCGGCTGGCTCGCCCTGGGCTGCATCCTCATCATCCCCGCCGGCCGCTTCTGCGCCACCAACGTTTACGACGAATAAGTCACCCCGCTGTAATCCGCTAAACCAATTCTATCCGAACCGCTCAGTGAGATACCTGATCCATCAGGATCGCCGCATCAGGATGTTCGAGGTGCAGATGGAGCGCTGCGTAGGATTCATGGTGCAAACGAACGATGTCATGCCACTCAATCGAGCCCATACCCAAGCTACCCGAAAGTACCAATCCAGCTCAGAACATTCATGGTTTTCTCAAACTGCTCCTTTCCGAAGAAAAACGGGGGAATACCGAAGACCAGCGTGAAAATGCCGAACATCGAACCAATCACCCAAGCTTCGTAGAAGACGAAGCCAACGCTGAGGACCAGAGTAGCCAACGCGCACAACACCAATTGCTTTCGATCACAAGCCTGCTCATCGTAACGCTCAAACATCAAACACCCCAAAATCCGTTTGCTGACTAATAACAGCGAGCGAACAGCCTTACAACCCCCTACCACTCTAACCCGATTGCCTGCTGCGTATGCGGCGAGGCGGAGCTATGCCCATGATCATCGACGACATCATGACGGACAAAATCACGCTGCACGGCCTGGGCTTTGTCCAGGTGCAGCTCGAAGGCAACCAGCGCCTGCA